AGGGCGGGCTGGGGGCGGGCGTCGTGGACCGGCTCAAGGAGCAGCGCTACAAGATCAGGGGCGTGAACTTCGGGACGAAGAGCAAGAACCCGCTCATGTGGGGGAACAAGCGCGCGGAGATGTGGGGTGAGATGCGCGAGTGGCTGAAGAGCGCGGCGCTGCCCAAGGACCGGTTTTTGAAAAATGACTTGACGGGCCCCATGATGAAGCCTGACAGTAAGGGCACGATCTTCTTGGAAAGCAAGAAAGACATGAAGTCGCGCGGGCTGGCCTCGCCGGACGCGGCAGACGCCATAGCGGTGACGTTCGCGTTTCCTGTGGCACACCGCGAATACGTTGACCGTGGCTCTAGAAGGGGCTACTCTGCGGCAGGAATACCAACTTCTTGGATGGGAGCATAATCATGGGTAATACTAAGCCAATCGGTGTCGCGTACTCCGATCAAGACATTAGCGGTTCGGACCTCATTCTGTCGAGCGGTCAGCTCGGCTACACGACGGCTGCACAGGGCACAGTTACGCAGGCAACCAGCAAGTCAACGGCTGTGACGCTGAACAAGTCGGCTGGTCAGATTACGATGAACGGCGCGGCGCTGGCGGGCAACACGGCTGTGTCATTTACGCTGAACAACAACCTGATTAGTGCTAACGACATTTTAATTCTTGCCATCGGCGCAGGCGCAGTGGCAGACCCAACGGCGTATACTGTTTACGTCAGCAATCTGTCCTCTGGCGCAGCGGTAATCACACTTCGTAACTTGACTGCAACGTCTCGTTCCGAAGCTCTTGTGATTAACTTTGCTCTCATTCACTGCGCGTAATAGACAATGCCTCTCGTCAAGTCTGCGAGCAAAAACGCCTTCCGCAAGAACATTAAAGCGGAAGTGGCTGCGGGTAAGCCCGTCAAGCAGGCTGTTGCCATCGCGTACGCGACCAAGCGCGCGGCAACAGCCAAGGGTAGCATGTCTAAAAAGGGCAAGTGATGGCGAAAAAGGGCGTCTCATTAGCTGTTGGGCGCGGCGAGAAATTGCCGACCAAACAAGGTGCAGGGCTGACTGCTAAAGGTCGGGCCAAATACAACCGTGAAACAGGTTCTAACCTGAAGGCCCCAGCGCCCAACCCTAAGACAAAAGCTGATGAAGGACGCAAAAAATCTTTTTGCGCTCGCATGGGCGGTGTGGTAGCTAAGTCCAAGAACGCTGAGCGCGCGAAAGCCAGCATGAAACGGTGGAACTGCTCATGAAAAAGCCGGGTCTATACGCCAACATTCACGCTAAACGTGAGCGCATCGCTGCTGGCTCTGGCGAAAAAATGCGTAAGCCCGGCGCTAAAGGCGCACCGACGGCTAAGGCGTTTAAGCAGTCGGCCAAGACCGCTAAGAAAGGCAAGTAATGGCTGCGAATGACGTAGAAGCCGCTGGTAAGGTCTCCGAAGCTGACGACCATGACCGTCTTGCGGCCATGCGGTCGCGGTTTACGATGGCGTTGTCTGCTTATTCGGATAGCCGCGAAGACGAATTGGACGATTTGCGCTTTATGGCGGGCTCGCCCGACAACCAGTGGCAGTGGCCTGCTGACGTGCTGGCAACCCGTGGTTCGGTGCAGGGGCAGACGATCAATGCGCGTCCGTGCCTGACCATCAACAAGCTGCCTCAGCACGTCCGTCAGGTGACGAACGAACAGCGCCAGAACCGCCCGACGGGCAAGGTCATCCCTGCGGACGACAAGGCTGACATTGCGGTTGCGGAAGTGTTTGACGGCATGGTGCGCCACATTGAGTACATCTCGGATGCTGACGTGGCCTACGACACGGCGTGCGACAACCAAGTGACCTACGGCGAGGGGTACATCCGCATCCTGACGGAATACACCCGCGAGGACAGCTTCGACCAAGACCTGAAGATCGGGCGCGTTCGGAACTCGTTTTCGGTCTATATGGACCCGACGATCCAAGACCCATGCGGGTCGGATGCTGAGTGGTGCTTCATTACGGAAGACATCCCCAAGAAAGAATATGAGCGTCTGTTTCCTGACGCATCGCCGGTAAGCTCGCTGATGACGCAGGGCGTGGGCGATCAGTCCACAAGCCAGTGGCTCTCGGAAGATACGATCCGCATCGCGGAGTATTTCTACTATGAGCATAAGCGCGAGACGCTGAACCTGTATCCGGGCAACCTGACAGCGTTCAATAATTCGCCGCTGGATAAGCAGATGAAGCTTACGTTTGGTAAGCCGCTGCGCTCTCGCGAAGTGGACCGCAAGAAGGTCAAGTGGCTCAAGACCAACGGTTTTGAAGTGCTGGAAGAGCGCGATTGGGCGGGCAAATGGATACCCGTCGTGCGCGTGGTTGGCAACGAATTTGAAGTTGACGGCCAGCTCTATGTGTCGGGACTTGTGCGTAACGCCAAGGACGCGCAGCGCATGTACAACTATTGGGTCAGTCAGGAAGCCGAAATGCTGGCTCTGGCGCCCAAGGCACCCTTCATTGGCTATGGCGGTCAATTTGAAGGCTATGAAATGCAGTGGAAAACGGCCAATACGACAAACTGGCCGTATTTGGAGGTTAACCCTGATGTCACCGATGGCGCTGGTGCTGTGCTTCCTCTCCCGCAGCGCGCCCCGCCTCCGCTCCCGCAAACAGGTCTTATTCAGGCCAAGATGGGAGCGGCTGACGACATCAAATCGACAACGGGTCAGTACGACAGTAGCATTGGGGCGTCCAGCAACGAACGGTCAGGCCGCGCCATTCTGGCTCGTGAAAAACAAGGTGATACAGGTACGTATCACTACGTTGACAACCTGTCCCGCGCGATCCGTCACATCACCCGCCAGCTCGTCGATTTGATCCCCAAGATTTACGATACAGAGCGCGTGGCTCGTATTGTTGGCCTCGACGGCGAAGTTGGCATGGTCAAGATTAATCCGATGCAGCCGGAAGCTGTTAAGGAAATCCGCGACCAGAACGGCGGCGTGATCGACAAGATTTATAACCCGTCGGTGGGCGTGTACGACGTGTGCGTCACAACTGGCCCTGGCTACATGACCAAGCGTCAGGAAGCATTGGATGCCATGTCCATGCTGCTTCAGTCAAACCCGCAGCTTTGGTCAGTGGCAGGTGATCTGTTCATCAAGAACATGGATTGGCCGGGCGCGCAGGAAATGGCAAAGCGTTTTGCTAAGATCATCGACCCGAAGGTTATGGATGGATCGGATCAATCGCCAGAAATGGCTGCTGCCAAACAGCAGATTGACGCCATGACCCAAGAGCTAAACCAGACGGTTGACGCTATTCAGCAGATGCAGCAGGGTTTTGAGGCTCAAAAGCTTCAAATTGACAGCTTTAAGGCTGAAATTCAGGCGTATGATGCTGAAACCAAGCGTATTTCGGCGGTTCAGGCGTCTATGACTTATGAACAAATCCAAGATATTGTCATGGGAACCATCGCAGCGGCGGTCGATACGGGTGATTTGATCGCTGGTATGCCCTCTAGCGAAGCTATGGAACCCCGTGGTATGATTGAAACGCAGGAAATGCCGATGGAGCCGCAAATGGCGCCCCCGGTGCCTCCGCAGATGGGAATGTGACGATGAAATGCGCTGAATTTGTCGGCTGTATGTTTCTTGCCCGTGATGTGGCCCATTCGGTCCATCTGAACACACGCAGTTTTGCTAAACATATGGCTCTTAACGGTTTTTATGATGGCATTATTGACTTGGCTGACAAGTTTGCAGAAGCCTATCAGGGTCGTTATGGTCTTATTGGCCCTATCGCGCTTCATTCGGCCCGCAAGACCAACAATATCGTTGAATTTCTGGAAGACAGCCTGAAAGAAATCGAAGATAACCGTTACGATGTGGTCGATAAGAACGATACAGCGCTCCAGAACATCATTGACGAAATCGTCGGGCTGTATTTGACTACGCTCTACAAACTCAAATTCTTGGCGTGAGGCCCACATGGAACTCCTTAACCCTTGTGCAGACAGCACTTTTCCATCTAAGACCGTAACTTACACGGGTACGGCTGGTTCTACAGGTACTTGGCCCGCAGGTCCGCAAGGCGTGGTCGTATGGGCTACAACCCCATGTTATATCCTTGTTGGTGAAGGTGTGACGGCTACGACTAGTTCTACGCCGCTGCCTGCCAATACGCCGGTTCCGTTTGTTGTGCCGCAAGGTACAGGCGCTCCATGGCGCGTCAGTGCCATTCAGGTTAGCTCTGGCGGCACGATTTACTGCAAACCTATGAACGCCCAATGAGCTATTTTGGCATCCCGATCCGAAATGGCTTGATGCTCGGCCTTGGGGCCGTGATGTCATTGGGATCGGCAATATCGGGCCTTGTAGCTTACTATTTGGCGACTGAAGGCGGCGATAATCTCGTCACCGAAGCAAACGAACGCATCCTCTTGGAGCAAGACTATGGCTGACGTTAAGATTTCCGCACTTCCTGCCGCCACTACGCCGCTTGACGGCACCGAAATTCTGCCAATCGTGCAGGGTGGCATTACTGAACAAGTTTCCGTCGCTAATTTGACCGCAGGACGTACCGTTGCGGCCTCCACGGTCAATGTGGATGCCAACTCGGCCAGCGCCGCTGTTCGCATCACGCAGACGGGCGCTGGCAATGCATTAGTTGTTGAAGATAGCGCAAGCCCTGACAGCACGCCGTTTATAGTTGACGCAAGTGGGTTTGTATTGGTTGGTCAGACAGCAACAACTACGTACCCCAACGAATACGGAACAGCTATTACGCCAAACATACAGGTTACTAGCAGCGTTGCAGGTGGCGGTTCTCTTGTTTTGCGTCAGACGGGTACAACATCAGTTAACCCGGCGACATTGGTTCTTGCCAAAGAGCGCGGCGCTGGAACCCCAACCATTTTGTTGAGCGGTGATGACATTGGGGCGATCAATTTCGTTGGGTATGATGGCTCTGCCTATGCAACGGCTGCCACTATTGTCACAGAAGTAGATGGCACTCCCGGCGCTGGCGACATGCCTGGTCGCATTAAGTTTATGACTACCGCTGACGGTGCGTCTACGCCTACGGAGCGGATGCGTATTACTAATTCTGGGTTGATTGGCATAGGCAATACGCCATTTGGAAACGCGTCGCTCAACATCAGGACAACATTTCCAGATGCAACTCAAACAACCAATTATGGTTTAAGAGTTAGCTATACCAGTAACACTGGCGCAACTTCTTTTGTTAATGGTTGCTCAACTAACGGGATGAGTGGCGCAACATCTGGGTCGCCCTACACAACAACATCTCTTACCCATTATGCAGCAGACACCTATACTCTTGGGACTAATCAAACGGTCACAAATCAATATGGGTTTAGCGCAGGTAGCGGTCTTACAAACGCCACCAACAACTACGGCTTCTACAGCAACATCGCCTCTGGCACTGGCCGTTATAACTTCTACGCTGCTGGCACGGCTGCTAACGCATTTTCAGGTGACGTAACTATTTTTGGCGCGGGCGGTTTGGGCTATTCAACCGGGTCTGGTGGCGCCGTCACACAGGGTACATCACGTACA